TTGGAAAAGGCTCTTAACGCCTGTTTCTGCAAAGATACGGGCTATCAGTTCAATCTTGCCTGATGATGCGCTTTGTGTCGCTGCAATAGCGGCTGCGGTAACATTTTGCAAGATGTCAGGGTTTAATCCCTGTTGCATATCGCTAATTCCTGTGCGCTTAGACTGCACTCCGTCTAGGTACTCTAGCATTGGGAACGCTTGGTTTGCTACAGGCGATACATTGATCGGCACGATAGCATTAGGATTCTTCATCCGAATTACCCCACCAGGAGCAACGCTCAACATATCGTCTAAGTTGACTTGTCCCTCTACTACGCCTACACGGGCATTGTTTGTCAGGTACAGATTGTCAAGGATTTGACGGGTAATAACCGACTTAATAAGCTGGATGTCCATTGCTCTATCAGCAAGCGAGTTGCCAAAGAACTTGTGCGGAATAGGAATAGGGCAAAGAGAGTGGAACGGTACTAGGTCGATCTCCTCATCCGACAGAATCTCATGCCCAGCATAGACTACCTTACGCAGTTCAGCGATACCATCGTCATCCATATCGGCACGAATATAGCACTCAAATACTTCTACTTCTTCCATCGTAATGTCCATTGACTGAACATCAGGTTGCTCAGACTGGTCAAAGCGACTAATGCGCTCCTCTGAGAACTCTAAGTCTGTGTGGCTTGGCAGGGAAGAAATGATCTCTGCATCGAACCCCATAGCCGTTAGCTCTGAGCGAGTAACCAGTCTACGGTGTGCCACGAAAGGAGCAGTTTTTATATCTATAGCTCTTTTGGAGATTAAGAACTCCTCTGGTGGCACATTCTCTACAACGACATTGCCGCTTGTGGTCTTTTTGCTAACCTTAACGCTATGGCTACGCATAATGACGGGCATACCGTCTTGACCAACGCCAGCGACTTCTTCTGTTGTGTCCTGTTCTACTACTTCTCTTGTGCCATCAGACATTAACAATACGAGTTCATCGTCTGTTAGGTTCTGATATTCCTCTTTCGTTACTTCTATCTTGGTATCCCAATAGGCTTTTACAATACCTGTCTTTTGCAGGAGAGCGTCTTTAAACCAGTTGTGCAGGACTAGAAAGCCATCGTTGTCCCGATAGAATACCCAGTTTACATACTCTGTGGCTTGCTTAGCGCCTTCTTCATCTCCAGCACTCTTAGGCTCAAACCGTACAATATCTTCGCTTGCAGTAAATACACGGACTAATTGTGGCAATGCACCATCAATTACTTCTGCAACTTCGCCTGTAACAATCTGTGAGCGACCTTCGATCTCGTTCCCATAGGGTTTACGCAAGTAATAGTCCAGCGCCTTCCTACGGTCATCAATCGTATCTGTCATCAAAAAACCGATAGAATTGTCGATTTCCGAGTCAATCAGATTTTTAAGTTTCAGTTGATCCATGTATTCTCTCTTTTGCTATTTCGTAGTATGTAGCATCTTGCTCTATACCGATAAACTTTCTGTTTAAGTTCTTACAAGCTACTCCAGTAGTGCCACTACCCATACAGTTATCTAATACTGTATCGCCTTCGTTGGTATAGGTTTTTACAAGATATTCCATTAAAGCCACAGGCTTTTGAGTAGGATGAATTGTTTTTCCAACTCTGCCAAAAGTTAAAAGCTGGGTTGGATAATTGGTGTATTTTTGGATGTAATCACCATTTTTTAAACCCATATTTCCGTAAATGGTAGATTCTTTATCTTTTTTGCGTGATGCTTTTTTATTTATCTCAATTAAATCTTGTGGGTTATATGTAGGCAATTCTTTATAAAAAATACATACATCTTCAATATTTTTTAATGGCATTTTATTTGCGTTCATAAAGCCAGTTGAATATGTTTTTGCCCATGTCCAACAATATCTAAATTGCTTCATATTTGATGCAATTAAAGTTGTAGTAAACGGCTGGCTTGCAGTAAGCACTATCGCACCATTATCTTTTATGACACGCTTGTACGCATCCCATAATAGCTCAAAAGGTATAACACTATCCCATTTACACGCTGTAGTTCCGTATGGCAGATCGCAGATAATGGCATCTACCGACCTATCTGGTATCTGCTTCATTACTTCTAAGCAATCGCCTAAATGTAGATCAATCATATGATCCACTTCGTATTCTGTTTCAACGGCTTATTCCAGTTATTAGGCTGTTCATCTAGCCCTACAGCTACATAGCGCCAAGCATCGGCAGCGTGAGAATGTTGATCGTGTAATGGTTTCTCGCTAAACATCTTAGTGTCAGGGTCTACTGCGTACCGATAATGCCGTAAAGCCTGTAACCCTTCTGCACAACGGGACTGATCAAAGAAGCACCGATTCATCAGCATCCTTGCTGAGTTGATTCCGTCTGCAATCGAGAGCTTAGGAGTAATCCGTACTGGCAATCCCATGCCCTCAATGATTTCTTTTGTACTTCTGCCAGTCATGTTCTTATGCTCTGCATCATGCGGCAGCCAATGATCCCTATAGGTATATCCCTTGTTTTGAAGGATGTTCACATAATGATCTATGGTCTTTTGGCAGTCTTGGTAGAAGTCTATGATCCTTACCTCGCCGCCTGGTATCGTCTGCACGAACCAAATACTTGTCATGTCTGCCCAGCCTAAGTCCCAGAAGGTAGACACAGCGATAGACTTATCAATCGGTATATCTTTTATCCGTTCTTCTTCCTGCGCCTTGCGTAGTTCATTGGCGTACACCGCACCGTCTAAGACCTGCCTTGTATTGCCTTCCCATACATTTAGGTAGGCATCCATATCCCTAGCCTTGAGATCTTCCATCTCATCTCGTAAGACTTGTGGAAACCAAGGATTGTCCGACCAGTTGACCTTTGTTACTTTAGCGTTAGCTGGCGGCATAACTACAAACCGCTTGTAGGTTTCATCCGTATCTAGCTCTGGGTTAAATGTTACCCATATCTCTGAGTCAGGCTTACGGATAGTAGGTATCAGCACATCCCATGAACTTTTGGATGTAGTCTGAGCTTCTTCTACCCAACAGATGTCTACACCTTCAAACGACTTAATCTTAGTAACATTGTGCTTTAGACCAGCAAACAGGAACTCTGTACCGTTAGACCCAAATATGCTGGTGTTCTGTATGGTGTAGAAGTCCTCTAAGCCTAATGCTTTAATCTGATCTGACAGCAGCGCATGAACTGAGTCGCTAATGGAGTTCTGAAACTCCCTGGCACATAAGACCCTAATCTTCTTTCTGCGCCCAATGGCTAACAATACCCTAGCAACAGTCCAAGACTTAGACGATCCACGACCACCGTAGACGATCTTGTAACGATGATCTTCCAGCAAGCACTCTAGCTTCTCTGGAATCTCTAAGGTTAGCTTTTCTTCCTGTTCTATCACTCAGGGCGCTTAATAACGAACTCAATCAGCTTTAGCTCTACTGCATCGCCGTCTACACCGCTTATCTCTGTAGCTTGGACAGCCTTACCATCTACACGATCTATTACTTCCTTGATCGCCCAAGGTTCACCCTGCTCGGCAGCATCTACTAACCTGTCTGCAATCGTTCTTAGCTTGCGGCTATCTTCTTGTACCAATGCCTTACGCAACTGGTTGTAGAACAGCTTGCCCTTCTTGCCGTTCTGATTGCCTATAGGAGCGCCGCCCTTATTTGTTGACGCAACCTCTACATTATTGTTTTCTATACTATTTTCCATTCCATTCCTCTAGGGGTGATGGGTAATGTTGTTATTCTACAACAGTTCTTATTCCTTGACTAATATCACCTGCATACTGTCTATCATTCTTGGCAGTATCTTTAGCATTTCGTCTTTTATGCCCATCTCTACAGCTAATGGGCTTTTAATAAATTGCAGTTCTTTTAGGTGGAAACGATCTTTCCAGCCTAAGTACCAATGCCAGTCTGTGTAGTACAGCCAGCTTTTCTCATTGAACGCTCTGACATGGGTAGGGTCTTGCCATGCCCCATAACTCAAGTCGTAAGGTACATGGA